AACTTCAGATACTTCACCTTGATTTGCACCAAACTGTCCAGCATATCCAGAGGCATGTCCTTTAGACTGTGAGATCCACATGATTTTAGATTTAGATTGTGATACAGTTTCACCTTTTTTGTGACCTCTATACCATGTACCTTCTGCTATAAACACTTTAAAGGGCTTCATAATCGTATGCTATATCGCCTTTAGAGTTGGTGGTATAAAAGACTTTAACAACACCTAATATTTCAGTATCAAAGTGTATGTCATCTCCTGATGTTACATCTTTATCGTAATAGAATATCTTACCTCTTAACTTATTCTTATATACAACAGTTTTTAGATGTGCTTTAACTAAAGAATGGAATAATCCCTCTTCTAATCTACCTTCGTTTAGTATTGTTTTAAATGATTTCATGATCTCATATCACCCTTATCGATAGCCTTCTCAACTTTAGCTAATGCAAGTTTAAATGATGTTACCCCTGCTTTATTGGTTGCTGCAGCTTCGAAGGCTACTGTCATCTTTTTAGTGGCTTTAATCCAGGTATTGTATGCTTTATCAAAGTCATCCAACTTACCTTCAGAGATTATTGTTTTAATTTCTTTAAATGATTTCATCGATTATATGTCCTTTTTTAAATTCTTTAACGTTTTTCTTTATAAGGTTATTATAACATATAATCTCAGGGATTACAAAGTATTTTATAGGTTTAATAACTTTAAGTTTATTTATTTCTAGTATCATATCTCAAGTGTATTATAGCTCTTCTAACCCACGGTACTGTTGAATATGGGTATGGTTTCTGTTTCTTTTCTTCCTTTACTTCGGGCTCTTTAGTTTTCTTCTTTTCTTTAGGTTCTTCCGCATATACATTTCCAAGTATTAATAAACCTAATATAAAACTATGGGTGCTCATACCTCGTTTCTTTAGTTTTCTTACTTTCATCATCCTTGATATGGTTAGTTAGATTATCGGTATTATTTAATATCTCTGATGCATTCATATCAATTCGTTGTCTATTCTCTTTAGACTCTGCATCATATATAACCTTCTCTAACTTTAACATTGATATCATCTCATTAGGTACATAACGCCATACATAATCACCATCCTCTTTGATAATAGAGAATACAGTTTGTCTTAATCCAATCTTAACTATAATAGCGTCTGAGTCATCTATTTTTACTCTATCACCTTCTCCAAATGCACGATTCATAAAGAATGCAATACCCTTTGATGCTGATGTTATAAAATCCTTTATCCATATTGCTACAATACCAGCTAATAATACCTTTACTATTGGCATCATATCTGCCGTTAATGTTTCTGCTAAATGTATCTCATCAATCATATTATTCCTATCTAGGTGAAAGTAACATAGGTAGAACACCTACTAAGGCACCACCTACAATAGCAAATCCTACAGCCCACCCAAATACGGTAATAATAAGCTCTGTTCTTTTAGCCTTTCTTTTAGCTTCGAGTATTCTTTGTTTTTCTCTATCTCTAGCTTGCTCACCCTCAAAGCGTAAAAAATCGTCCCACATCATATGACGGGTACGAATCATAAGTTCTTTAAGTTGTTCTCTTTTATTCTTTATAGCTTCTTGAGCCATAAATATTTCTAAATCTGATTCTTGTTGCTTACCTGACTTTGCAAGTTTTGCTTTTTGATCTATCGTTCTACCAGCGTCTGAGAATTTAGCTAAATGCTCACCCATTTCAAATAATTCTTTTCCATGGGCTAGACTTTCTGATATTACACTAAAGGCTGCGTTGGCTAGTGCCAATTCGGCTAACATAGTATCTCCTTATAAACTATATTAGTATATTTATATATTTCGTGCCTTTAAGATTCCATTAGTTCAAAATGTGGTGCATCTATAAACGGTCTACGACCTTGTTTCCTTCGGGTATCTATATAGTAATTCATTGCTTCTTCTGATGTACCTATATAATCACCAAGGTCTAGTACATTCCATGCAGCTCCCCATCTTAATGAAACACCATTCTCAGATGCAGCTAACTTCATCCCATCTGCTATATCATCATATAAGTTAAGTTCCCATGATACTCTAGCTCCAATATAAGCAACTAAATCAACTGCTCTTCCTTCTAGGTGCTTAGAGCTCATAGTTTTAGATGCACCTGAATCAAACAGTTGCTTTTGTCTTCGAACTGATCTAAGACCTTCTGTTACACCAAAATCTATTTTAGTTACCTGAATAGCACGATGAACACATGCTACTAATTGGGGATCGACACCCTCTAATCTTTTAATACTTCTTTTACTTAATTTAAACATTTTAATCACCTTATATTTAACGACCATAGTTTTTTTAATAACCATGATGCCATTGACGCTTTTACAGGGTTTGATGATCTACTCATCTGCCATATACAAAGCATTACTTTCATTTTATGTATAGATGTTTTATACATTGACTTCAACGATTTCAAGATTTTCAAAATCCTCCTTGCGCATAGTTATTTCATATCCACGCACATTAATTTGTACAGGATCCCCAAGAGGGGCTACTCTGATAATTTTAAATAGAGTACCTTTAAGTAGACCTAAAGATAGGCATCTCTTTCTGGATGATCTGTCTATATCTGAATAATCAACTAATTTATATTTTTTACCCACTTGTACCTGTGAAAATGTCATAACCAAAGATCTCCATAATGTTTACCAAAGAGAATAAATCCTTCTTGAATATGATCATTTTCTTCAGCTAGTCCATGCATATCACCTGATGCGTAATATCTGGATTCCCATGTATCTCTTGTCCGATGAAGTTGAAATGCCATAAGGATCTTATCCATAACATATTTACACCGAACATCATATTCATCAGATTTCATAGAGAGTGGAACATCATCATCATCAACCATAAAGTAAGTATCTAGATTCTTCATCTGTGTATAATACTTCTCTAGCATAGGTAAAATGATTTCAGAGAGGGTATGATCCATATTAATAATATCATCTTTATGGACCTTCACCTCTATATAACGATCTTGTCTAAAATTATTGATAGTATAATCTAAGACATTTTGTAGTCTTGGAATCACCCATTCAGTCACCTGATGAGGAACACCGTACCTCTGCATAACTTCTTCTACTACATCAACTAAGATTACTTTAGGATAACCACCAATGTCTACATGCATATTACACCTTCCCCTCTATTAATGATTTATTAGCTGTCGCCAGTTGTTCAAAGGCGACTTGAAAATCTTCTTGCTGTGATACTTCTTCGGCAAAGTTACGCATATGATAAACTTTAGCTAATTGATTAATTAACTTTTTAGGCATATCATGCTCTTCAGCAATATTATCTGTTATCTCTTTTATCAGTTCACGCTCTGCTTCAATTCTAGTTTTAGAGTTAGAAATCTCTTGTAGAGCTGCATCAATCTTTTTTAAATCACTTGGGTTACTTGGTAACATAGGGGTTCCTCAAAGTTGTGGATTAAATACTTCTATTATTAATTCATAAAATGCTATAATTGTTAATACTATCATAAACACTATAGCTAAGATTACTAGTGTTACTGAATATTTCATCATAAATATCAGATGAATATACATTACTTTGCTTCTTTTGGTTTCTCTTTTCTGTCATCCTTGGTAGTTGTTTTAAAAGCAAGATCCCAATTATCCCTGTATTTCTTGCTAGTCGTTTTAGACTGTAGTTTATCTCCAGTCACATCATTCTTCGTTACTGCCATTTTCCTTATCCGTGTATATTATTAGTGGTATTAATTTTAGAGCTTCTTCTACTTCTGGTACTTCTTTAATAATCAGCTTCTTGACATTCTCTTTAACAATAGCTTTAGACTCATTACAGTCTTTCGAATCGTAAAGTGCTGTTAATGGACAATCAATGTATGATTGAATTGTTCTTGCTTCTATTAAAATATTCATTGCAGTTTGTGCTGCTGTAGCCACTAATGTAATACCTATTATAATTATAGAAGCTTTTTTATATATGTTCATAAATCTTTACCTTTGATGTTGTATCTTTGTCATCTCTATTAAATCAAACCACCTTAAACAATGTGGACACCTAACTTTTGAAAGAGAATAGAATCTAACAAAGGATCCTGTAGGACCTTCACCGCATGGGCATTTAAACTCGGATATATCAATCTCTTTCATTACCTAGTGCCAGTATAATATAGTGAGCTGCTTTAAGAAGATCCTTTCTATTCTTACCTTCTTTTTTACCATACCTTAATAGGTATTTAATTGAGGTATCAATACATGAATCTGACATAGTTCCACGAGCCTTCCATATATCAAGACCTTGTACAGAATTGTTAGAGTTTGTATAATGACCTTTATATGTAGCGTCTATATACTCTTCTATTTCTGTTAATACAATATCCTCATTATATTTGTATTTGTTAGATCTTACCATATACATACGATTATATTCAGAATCTTCTTTAAAATTAATGGGTGAATCTGTATTATAATTATAATGATAATCAGAGATAGAAAAGTCATCTGACAGTTCCCCACAATCCATAATATTATTAATTTCCTTGGTTACAGAAGTCATTTAATAGCTCCATTTAATACCCATTTTGCTTTAGGGTGACGCTTTTTAGTATAAGATCCATGACCTGTTTGTTTAGAAAATGGTTTACCTCTTGAATTAACAGAAGTGTTTCTAAATGGTCTAGCTCGTTTACTCATAATTATTCACCTTTAGTATATTATAGTTATGCTCACGTTTATACTTAGAACGATCTCCCTGGACTTTATGTCCAAAGAGAGTGTCCTTTGTAAATAGCGATTTCTTTAATGCATTAGATGCTTTAGGTTTCTTCTTGCTTTTCATATTATCCTTCTGAATTACATAACCCTTTATCGTATGCATTTTTTTGTTGCTTTAAACCTACATTAAGTGCAGTTACATTAGCACCAGAATCAATTTTAGCAGCAAAGGGATGCTCTGATTCTTCATAATCACGTTGAACATCACGTGAAGAAGGAAGACCATTTACAGCATTATACAATGCTTCCTTTGTTGCTTCGTAGTTATACTGCTGAATTTTGGCATCATCAGTTGCATCCCAATGAATAAAAACTCCAACTGTGATAAACAAATCATCTGCTTCAGAATCAAGAATTACACCTTCTTGAACCGAATCAGCAATCGCCATTGCAACACCACGTTGTGCAGGCCCAAACATCTGAACTGCTTGAGCACCTTTTTTGATAGTAACTTTATTGAACATAACGGTATTTGGTTTAACCATTAAATTCGGTGCTACTACTGCTAAGAGGGATGTAAACCCATCTTTGTTATTTACTAATGCATTTGCAAATGCACTCTCTACTACTGAACCTCTAGGCCCAATCATCAAATCGATATGTGCAACTTCATTACCTTCTCCTACTAAGGACTCACCTACACATAAATTTGTTACTCTATTCATTATCTACTCCACTATAATTAATTATTTTACGATCAGTTGTTTTGAAAAAGTCATCGGTTAAATCCTTATACTCAAATACTTCTTCCGTTCTTAATGATTTAAGGTAATTCTCAAATTCACTCCATTCAGTTCCCTTTATTACTAGATTATATCTTCTTAATAATGTGTTATTATTATTATTATGTACATCAATAGATCCTGCTAACCATATATTAGAATACATCTTAATAAACTCTTTTGTTACCGGTGCCGAGTGACTTAAATAATAACTATGCATTACAGTATGCACAATCTACTTTTGCCAATGTAGGCTTACTATCTATCTGAGTAATCGAGGAATAAGTACATACATGATTTAACTTATTCTCTTTGTTATAATATTCCGCTCTAGATATTGATTTAAATGCTTTTGTTTTAATTGTCTCCCCCATTTCACCCTCAATCCAATAAGATGTTACTATATACATTTACTTTAATTTGTCCTTTATTATAGTTATAGGAATAGAAAGCACTCCTATCATTAAAATTAATAAGATAACAATAGCAGTTATCCCTGTTAGTATTACACTAGGTTGTTTTGTCTGTTGCGTTTCTATAGGCATAATAACCCCAGATTAGTTGAATTCCCAAACCTATTATAAAAATACCATTAATAATATTATATATAAACTCATACCCAGCTGGGAATATAATATGAATGGCTATAAGCATCCATAATGATATAGTTGAAATCATAGTGTAGATTGGTAATAATAATGCTTTTATCATAATAATGTTCTCAATAAATGTTAATGTTATCTTTCACGTAAAGTAATCCTGTCCCTATTACCATCCATGCTAATATCAATATAGGAATAGAGTATAATAATATTTTATCAAATAGACCATGATCCGATGTATCTATTGAGGACATACCAAATATAACTGCTGCGGCTATACAACATAACCATAATATTTCAAATACTCCCATATCATCGTACCAGCACAGATTGCATTATTACAGAACCTAATGAGGCTCCTATTACAACTGCTATCATATACATTAACATACCACCTACATGCTTAAAATAGGTACGAACTGAATCTGAGAATATACATTGCTTTATATTATATAATATATTCTTCGTTAAACTAGATATTATTTGAAACCAACTCATGATACTACCCTTCTCTTACTACGAAACTAATGCTTTTAAGCTTTCACCATTACAGAATCTTCTTATTGTTTCAGCCAGAAGATCATCAATACCTATAACTTGAATATTGTCTGGTAACTTTTTGATCTGTTCTATGGTATTTGACACATATAATGTATTTATATTTGACTCTTCTATGCGACTTATAGCGCCTTTAGAAAATACACCATGAACAACCACAGCATCAACTAGTTCGGCCTTTTCATTTAAAAGAGCATCAGCAGCTCCTACTAAAGTACCACCCCCATCTACAATATCATCTACAATACAACATTTTTTACCTTTTACATCACCAATGATATGCATTACCTTAGATACTCCTGGCTCGGGTCTTCTCTTATCAATAATAGCAATAGGTAAGTTTAGTAGATTAGCAAAGTATCTAGCTCTACCTGTACCACCTATATCGGATGCTACAATACAATCATAGTTATTATATTTGATATGATTTTTTAATGTAGAAAGAGCTGATATATGCTCACATACAACATTGTTAGAAAAGAAACCTTGGATTTGAAGTGTGTGCAGATCTGTTGCGATAACAGAATCAATTCCGGAATGAGATAACATTTGAGCGAATACCGAAGATGAGATAGGAGATCGTTGTATCCTTCTATCTTGTCTGGCATATGGTAGGTAAGGGAATAATACTGTAATCCTTTCAGGTGAGGATCGTTTCACTGCATCTATTAGTAGCATAAGCTCCATAATATCTACATTTTTATTGGATTGTGTTGAAGTTCCAGCTATAATAAAGACTTCTTGTCTTCTAATATTCTCCAGAACTTCAACTGATATCTCAGCGTCAGCAAAATCAACAATTCGTACATTACATAACTTTATATCTAGTTTTTCTGCTACTTTCTTACTTAATACTTTATTAGACCTTGTACTTAATAATATTGAGTTTTTCACGCCTAGTCCTATTAATTATTAATTATATACTATTATACTATACCTGAGTCATTTTGTCAAGAGTTTTTTACATAAACCTGTATAGTTTGACATTGAGTGATCTGAGAAACCATCAATACCGGGTGGCCATTTACAGATACCTTTTAAAGTACCAGAACACCATTGTTTAAACATACGCCATCTAGAAAATCCTTCATGTAACTCACCTAAGGAATCAAAATATTTCATTTTACCTACATGGGAATATCCAATAATTTCTAATGGATTTCTAGTTACAACATCGTTATTATTGCGATGTCGGTATAGTGGCACATTATATGCTTTAGCAAAAGTTTTATTACCTACTCTTGGTGAGCCGTAATTATACACGACACAATTTCCAATTCTAATTCCTGCTAATGTTGCCATTGCAGCACCAAGTGAATGGCCTGTAACCCATACATTATGATCAGGATAATCTCTATATATGGAATGTATTTGATCCCATATACGATCTAGATAGTCTTTAAACCCTCTATGTACTTTACCTGCAGCTGAAACATCAGAATCAGTTTTAAAGAATCGACAGTCAGCTTTAATGTCTTTCCATTCCGTAGGTTCTGTCCCACGAAATACGAATATTAGATTTTCCCTGTCAGCTAATGCATATGCTTCTGCACCATCTTCAATACCTTCAATAAATTGAACAGTATAGGCATGGCCCCAAATATGTTTAAATCCCGCTGGATCTAGATAACAGTCTTCACTTAATTGTGCGAATAATGAAGCATTAGTTGCTGAATATTCGGTTGTGTTAATAATACCTTTTCCTAAAGGCTTTGTAATAAATTGTTTTAAATTAATACTCATGAATCATCAGCACAAGTGACTGATATGGAATTGGGAGTTATTGAATCACTAACGGCTGTACGAATTACATTTCTAGCGTCAGGTGACGCAGCACAGTAACGAGATACTGTATGCTGCGCCGCGATCCCGACAGTTGATAATGTAGAACATCCAGACATTAGAATTGCTGTTGCAATTATAATTGTCTTTTTCATTTTTATCACCTATTATTAATATACATTGTAATTTCAAAACCAAACCTTAAATCTTTATATTTCGGTGTTTCCCACTTCATATATTTCTCCTGCGTCTAGTTATATCCTACATTATTACTTATACAACCTACTGATCGAAGTTGTATTGGTATTCAACAAATAATGCGTCACCAATTTGGTCACGACCTTGAAATACATCCCAAGGAGCTGATAAATCATTTTGCTGATATGCACCTGTTAGTTGATGTGATTTAGAACCAACATATGCTGTAGCAAATACCCGTGCATAGTTGTTATTATTCTGGCCAGACCAAAACTCACCAAACTGATCCATATCTTGATTCCAACGAAGGCCAGCTGATTTCATTTTTAATCCAAAACTTGAATCATGATCGGCTGCCATTAAGGGAGCAGACATTAGTGCAAACATTGTTACTAATAAAGCTAATACTTTTTTCATTCTTATTTCCTATTGTTGTGTAGGTGTGATATAGCAATCATTGCTAACACCATTAATGAAAGACCTCCAAACCCTAAAAAAACCATCTCACCAACTGCGAGTAGTGTAGAGTCCACGGATCCTAATACTATGAGAAATCCTGTTAAACCCATTATATAATATACTACTTCAATTACTTTCTTCATTATTATTATTTCCTTCCTATATGATTACAATTCTATTTATAAAAAACAACAAGTGTTGTTTATTTACTACAGTACTATTATACTATATTACGAATAGATTGTCAAGTGTTTTCTACTCTTTTTACTAACCTTTCTTTAACTTCATTAGCGTCCATCCAAATATCTCTATTATCTAGTATTTGTATAATCTCTTCCTCCTCAAGAAATCCTTTATATACATCCCTTAACAGTTGTTCTGACCATTGTCTTTCATGTATAATATTGTCATACATCTCACCCCCTTTACCAATAACACCACCGGAATAGTTGTGAAACATAAACATAGAATTATCTGCAGCGTCGATAGTATCAGCAGCTAACATAATCATAGTAGCACCTGACATACAAGCACCTTCCACATCAACCATTACTGTACCAGGACATTGTTTAATTACATTACGGAATTGAATAGCTGCAAATAAATCACCCCCGAATGAATTAATATATAATCTTACTACATCGTGTGGTCCGACATTACGGATAATATCAAACCATTCTGAGTAATGGTCAGGTTCTTCAATATCTCCTGATATGTAAAATTCATATATAGTTGATAATGGTTTACCTACTATCGTCTTTTTATTATCCGCCTGAGTATCCGATTGCTTTATATCCATTTTGAAGAGCTTCCTTAATTAGTTTAGGGTCTGATTCTCGTTTCATAATCTCAGTTAATACTTGATTATCTTCTAACGTAGTCTTAGGTGATCCGTAAGTAGCAGTATGCCATTGTTTACGGTAAGTTCCTTCTTTATAACCATTCTCTTGTCTGAAAATGTTTAGTATTAACTTACCCATATACATATCATACATCTTTTCAAATGACATACCAGCGGCTGTTGTTAACTCAGCTAGTTCATACATAGTAGATAATAGATTAGGTGTCATCTGTGAGCAGGAATGTACAAAATATAAAGTCCTTCTTTGTACGTTTTCTGTATCCCATTCAGGTTTAGATGATTTTGTTGTAAGTGAAGGGTCTGGTGTACCTTCAAGACCTGAATGATCCATAAACATTTGAGCAAAATACTCTAGTTTATCTTCCCCTATTTTAGAGGGTAATGTAGCAGGGTCTAAGATAACTAATGAGAAGAAGAAGAACCAAAGATCTACAATTTCCATTTGTGATTGAGCAATATCTACAGAGCCATGCTTCCACCATTTGTAATCAGTATGTTCTAACAGTTCACCTGATTCAACTATCATAGCCCTAATAAAATCTGCACGAGTTCTATCGTCTTTCCATGTAGGGTTAATAATAGTGTTTAATTTGTTTTGTTGTTCTAATAGGTCAATTATTTTCTCTTTCATTATATACTCCTATTGTTTCAATTAATTTAGAAGTCCAAGTATCACGTTTCTCAATAAAGATTTGTGGTTCTTCATTATCTACAACAATTAATGTTACTAATTGATTAACTGGTACTCCAGTTCTCTCTTCAAACATAATAGCGTATGCAGCTTCTTGAATGAAATATGCAGTACACCATTCCTTCTTTTTTAGCTTTGCTGATGTTTTAAAATCAATAACAGATAATACACCGTCCCATTCAGCTATACAATCTACTCTACCTGCTAAACCTAAGTGAGTTGAATAAAGTGCCCCTTCCTGACATACTATATTATCTACATATCTATCAATGGTTGATTGAACTGATTTAAAGTTATCTAGTATATTAGGTAGAAATCCTGTAGCATATTCATTAGAATTTTGTATATACTTTTCAATAATTTCATGTACAGCAGTTCCTCTTGTAGATGCTCTAAATGATATCCTATTAGCTTTATCTTCACCTACACGTTTACGCCATTTCTCTATAGCCTTTTCAGATAAAATAGAAAGTACTGAAGTTACTGATGGAAACGCTTCATGATTGGGTGTTTCATATAATCTAGTACCATCTCGATAGGATACATTCAGATCATCATACCCAAGATCTGTATTTAAATGTTTAAAATGTTTATATCGTTTCATAATTTATTTTGTCTCAATTGTATTAGCACGAGGTCCTAATTTACCTGCACCTGATTTAATCTTTTTTAATACATCATTCCACCCAGAATCTGTGCGGGAGAGTGTATCACCTTTTTCATATATGATTTTAGGAGCTCCTATTAATTGCTCATAACCACCTTGAGGTGAGGTTAATTCCTCCATCTTAGAGATGGATAGGAATCTATCTTCTGTAACTCCTGACTCTATATGTCTTAATGTATATGTAGGCATTTATTAAAGAAATAGTTTAGGCCATACTTTAGTACATAACTTTACAGTTATCCCTTTATACTTACCTTTGAATTTGTTGGTAAGCATTAACGAAACTAAATCTGCATCTTTAGGGTGAATTGTCTCCATTAGAGTAATTAATGTCCTCTCTTTATCAATTTGCTTCATTGCGGATCCTGGTCCATTATCAGAAATCTTAGGGAACTCAGATGTCTTATGTAGAAGAGAGGATGTTAAGTCTTCTACTTTAGCTTTCTCAAAAGGTATTGGACCTTTTGGTATCCAATTAAAAGTTACTTTAGGGTCATATGCTCCCTTTACAAAATCTCTGAGTGCTAGTGAGTTGTTATCTTTTAGAAATTGTTCTTTAGCTTTGACTGTTTTCTCTTTAGCTGCTTGCTCAAATACTTCGTACAAATGTTTATATACCATTACTATTTCCTCTTACTGTGTTAAATTTTATATACATTCTGAATTAATTATTAGTTCTCTTGCTTTAGTTGCACACTTCCAACCATATACTTTAGCCCATCTATTAGGTTCTAGATCTTTATAATGCTGAAAAAAATGGAGAATTTGATTTAATGTTCTTTGTGGTACATCCTCAATATCATACCATTTCTGATATAACCTATCATTAGGAACTGCTAATATCTTATTATCAATACCCTCTTCATCTTCCATTTCTAGTACACCTAATACTTTACACTTAGCTATACATCCAGATATTAAAGGGTACGGTGTAATAACTAAAACATCAATTGGGTCTCCATCCGCTGCTTTAGTATTAGGGATAAATCCATAATTACATGGATAATACATTGCAGTATCTAGGAAACGATCTAGATATAACTCACCTGTTATATCATCGACCTCATATTTAACTGGGTCCGACTCCATCGGGATCTCAATTGTTACATTTATCATTATATATCCTATATTATACTACATTTTTGAGTTAATGTCAAGTGTTTCTTTAAGTTTTTTTAAATGAGCTGCACGAACCTTTACCATTATCCAATCATTATAATATTCATCTGAAAGTAATACATCATGTTCAAACTGTAACTTAGCTTCAAAGTACGCACATTCAGACTTAGTCTTACATAGTCTTAATATCTCTCTTCTGAATCTACCTTTATCTTTGTTTACTTCTAATAATAGCCTCTCAGAAGATCCATAATATCCCCTCCAGTCCGACTCACCCAAGTACTTTTTCTTTTTACCTTTAACTTGTCTTGTTTTTCGGGCCCAGAAGAATTTTTTACCAATGTACTTTTTGCCACTTGTTCTGTCCTGTATCTGATATACGAACCCGTACATTGTCTTGCTAGTACAGCCCTCCGGTAAGTTGTAAATCTTGTCTTCATATATCCATTCCCTACACTCTTCCTCAGTCTCATCTTTAATGGTGTTATCCTTCTTCCCAATCTCTGGTGTAGATTCTTTATCATTAATAATCTCCGTCATTATTATCTAGTCCATCATTTGTTATATCCACTTTACCTGAGCAGAATGGACAGTATGATGGTAATACATTATTCTCTTCATACACTTCTGGGTACAGTACACCAAACTCTATATTACAATCTGGGCAATGCATATCAAACTCTGATTCAGGGTCATTATGCAGCATATACCTCTCCCCATGTACCTTTGAGTCCGCCTACTTCATATTCAGTAACACGATTCTCAAAGAAATTAGTATGATCTGGGGCATTTAATACCCAATCTAACCATGGTAATGGATTATCTTTTACTTCAAAGTTAGGTTTTAATCCAAGTTGTAATAGTCTACGATCTGCAATATGTCTAATATATAACTTAACATCTTCTTTTTGTAGACCTGCCATGGCAATACTCAAATCATCTACCCCTACTTCACCATTATAGGCTAAGTCGATAAAGGCGTCTTCTAATTCCACTACATGACGAAGCATAGTATAGATCTCTCTTTTAAAGTCATCTGTTACTACTCTAGGATGCTCTTCACAGAAACCTCTAAAGATTTGTGTCATACCATCAACATGCATAGTTTCATCACGGATGCTCCATTCTACTACTTTGCACATTCCTTTCATCTTACCGAATCTTTGAAAGTTCAGTAGCATTACAAATGATGCAAATAATGATATACCTTCAGAGAATACTGATTTAGCAACAGCTAATGCTAAGTTAGAATAGTTAGAGTTATCGTTGTCTCTCATAAACTCAACCTTATCCGCCATCTCTTTATACTCTAAGAATGCGTGGAACTCTGATTCTGGAAGTCCTAATGTATCATTCAAGAGGGCATATGCTCTTTGATGTACACCTTCTCTTGATGCGAATGAGCCAAGCATATTACGGATTTCATTGTTCTTTAGTTTAGGTATAAAGAAATCGTAATAGTTCTGACCTACAGCTACATCTGATTGAGTAAACAGTCTAAGCACCTGAATGATATAATTCTTCTCTTCCTGTGTTAGTTTATCAGGTGATTTCCAATCAGACACATCATCAGATAGATCGATTTCATCTTCAATCCAATGTGCTTGCTCGTGTCTTTTAGTTAACTCTACTGCCCATGGATATCTAAATGGTTTATAAGACTCTGAAGCCGTTGTCATATTAACAGACTTTTCAAATAAGAATAATTCCTTATTTTCCATTAAGGTATCATAATTACCAAGATGCTTTCCATCAGTGACAATTTGTGGAACAGTTCTTTGACCTAGTTTTAAAAATCTATTAAATGCTTCTTTATCGTTTGTAATATCGTATGCTGTATATCTTACATTATGTTTATCAAACCAATTTTTAGCTGAGTCACAGAATGAACACATTGGTTTTGAGTATAATTCTATTTTCAATTTATATCCTCTTTCATGTTATTATATAACTTTATATATCCATTATACTGTAAGCGACTTTCAAACATACTAATACATTTATCTCTCCATTCCAGTAATGTACCTTGTGGTAGACATTCATTGACTTTATCAGTACCATAATATACAGCTAAGGGCATATAGATAGGTGCCACTTTATCAAAGAAACCATACCTATTTCTATTTTTCTGTAAAAAAGGGTTAGGCGCTAGTCCGGGTTCTATTAATTCAATTTTCCATAAATCAGACTGACAGAATATGTTACTCATAACTTTACTCCATACACAACAAAACAGAAAAGAAGCCCCCAATACACTATACCGTATATCACAAGTACTATTGAGGTTTTATTAACACTCATTTTTCAGCTGGTAGGTATTTTGGTATACCTCTTAATTCGGACTCAGGGTCAAAGTTTTTAGAACCTCCATCTAAGAAAAACGAATCATACTCTGATATAGGTTTTACCTTTTTAGGATAGGCGATACAAAGTACTTCAGCCATAGCATCATACTGTTGACCAGACACCTGCATACAGAACTGAAGTGTCTGTGTTTTGTTATTATACACCCAACCATGTGTTGAACCATGTTCTTTAGTTGCTACCTGATCTCCACGAATTGTATCGTCTGCTGCCCATGTTTTAAGTGGTTGAACTAACAACCATACTGCCAATATAGCCCAGAATAAGGCCAATACCCATCCTGCTATTTCACGGTTTATCATCCTTTCTCCATTTATAAAATTTAATTAATCTTTCATCACATTTACAACATGATGTACCGCAACCCTTTACATTATCTACTATCTCTAAGGATCCTTTAGATACCCATTTATCCAACATCCCTTCTATAACTGATGACTCAATATGGAAGTGATTAACTAAATCAATTAATGCAACAGTATTATGTTGTCTTATATATTGTTTTAGTTCTATTAAAATCATAACACAAAAGATTCCCCACAACCACAC